GCCATGCACATTTTTCAAACATAGGGTTCTCAATAAATTCCTCTGGGGTTGTTGGCCTATCCCAGTCTCTCAATGTTATTCCTAGTTTTTCTTTATACCAGTCTCTAACTAAGCTCCAGCAGTCTGTGATGCCCCAGACCCAGTGCCTACCGATCAAAGGTGGTTTATATCCAGATGGCTTATAAAAGCCCCATTGTTCTGTTTTAGGATTAACTATATGCCAAACAAGGCCACTTTCTTCACAGCTAATCATGTCTGCCTGACTAGCTACTGGTGGGGTAACAGGGTGGCTATGTATCACAGCTAAAACTTTACCTCTATCCTCTGCTTTCGCATAATCATTTGGGTCAATAATAAAACATTGTTGTGAGTAACTTGATAAATTTTTACAAGGATAATATTTTTCTTTACCTTTTACATCAATCAACAAACCGCATGACTCTTTTGGGTCTTGATCTTTTGCATGAACCAAAGCATCTTGCTTCCAAGTCATATTCTTATACGACCAATACTAGGGAAATCTTTTCTAGTACACTGACGTTTTGGTGCGCGAACTCCAGCCAAGTCTATAGGGGCAGCTAATTCAAAGCTTACAGCATCTCTTGTTTCAGATGCTTTTCTATCTATTGAATATATTTCTTGAGGAAACTCAGCATTTGGGTCTGGTGTTCCATAAGGGTTTACTCCTCCAGCAAAGTTAACAGCATCAATAAATTTTGCAAGTGTTCTTATTCTTGTTACTGTTGCACCTGTTAAATCGTTACCAGTTGTTGTTTGATTAACAGTAAGAAGAATTGATGTAATAGTTCCAAGTGCATTGCTTACAGTGAGTGTAGGTCTTGGGATTTGACCTTTTTGAAAAGCAAAACCATCTGCCTCTACAGGAAATCTTTGATAAGAATTACCAGCCCAAACAATCTCACCATTTGAGTTTAAACTTGATCCAGCATGAAATCTGTATGTTGTAGCAGAACCATGTAAAGCCGCAGTTGTTGTAAGTGCAAAAAGCTCAATTATTGATGAGGGGTTTATCCCTTGAATATCACTAATAACACTAGAACTCATGGCTCAAACACCTCTCTAAATGTGCAACTTAATCTGGCTCTATTGTTGTAAGGAATAGATTTTGTCCAGCTTTCACAGACATATTGGCCAGCACCTGAGACAGTGGCAGTAACATTACCGCTATTTGTTCCACTTGAAGATGCTGTCACAGTGAAAGTATTTTGATCTGCGGCAGTTGCGACAATAAAAGTTCCATCAGTTGCAGAGCCAGAGGTGAAATCAAGAGTCACAGTTTCACCTATAGCAATACCATGATTTGTGATTGTTACAGTAATTGTTGTTGATGATGACTGAGAATAAGTGCCAGTTTTTGATATTCCCTCTGCTGGTGGTGTAAAAGTAAAGCTTGCCTGATCGTTTGCCCTACTATCAAGAAAAGCCTCTATAACATCTGATTCTGTTTCTGTTACATCAAATATTAAAGAATAAATTTTAGGATTTTGATGACTAGCTAATCCAAAGAGAATCCTGTGTTCATATCCATCTTGAAAGCGAACAAGCCTTTTGTTTGGGTTTGATCTTTTAGAAAAACCAGCATAGGTTGGATCAATAGAGGGAAATGTAGCCATTATGCAAGTAAGCCTCCAGCACGTTTTTGATTTATTATCTCTGACTGTATAGCAGCCGCAAGAGCAAGGCCAAACTGTTTGCTGTTGTTTTCATCAGCATCAACACTAGCCCCACCATCAACATCTACATTAACAACAATATTATTAGTCACACCGCCCATCTTATTGTTTGGAATAATTGTGCCAGCAGTTGATGGAACAAATAATTCTGGCCCCCTTTCTCCAACTATTGATGGTCTACCGACTGGTGGTCTGCCTCCAGCAGCAAATGTAGGTAAAGAAGAAAATATGCCGCCAAATGTTGAGCTTAAAAATGTATTTATTCCGAGTCTTAATAAGTCTCTTGCTATACCTTGTAAAAGACCTCTTGCCGCATCTGCAAGTGATTTAGTTTGTAATATTGCATCAGTAAGAGCATCAGAAACACCAGTAGCAATGTTATCTCCAACTTGCTTAAATGCTTCGCTTAATTTTCCTGTTGCATCTGTAGTTTCATCAATGGCATCTTTTTCTTGTTTTAAAGTTCCAAGACGTTTTTGTAATTCTTCTATTTGTTGCCTGATATTTTCTAACGCTTCTCTTCTTAAACTTCCTCCTCTTTTCTGTATTTCAAGTACTGCCGCCCTTGCTTCAAGAGTTTTTATAGCTGCTTTGACCTCCTCTTCACCACCTTGTTTGACTAAATCATTTAATTTTTTCTGTTTATCTATGTTTTTGATAATCGCTGTTGTTACCAAACCAAATGCAGTCGCTATACCAATTAACGGCAAAGCATTTAAAGCAATAGATAATGCACCTGTAGAAAATGCAAGTGCTTTCGTTACTAATGATGCGGTGGAAGATGCCTTTGCAAATGCTATCGCACCTACAGTTGTAGCTTTAAATTTAGCAATCAGAATAGTTTGGGCAGTAGTCAGTAGAGTAACAAAAGTTGTTAAACCTTTGACGGCTATAGCAAGTCCAGTAAATATTCCTATGGTTTTTGCCAAAGGTGTATTAATAAAATTACCAGCAGCAATAGTCAAATCTGTTAAAGCTTTTATCGCTGGTAATACAACTGGATTTAACTGTTCACCAAAAGCTCTTGATAAATCCTCAGTAGCATTTGATAAATTTTTAAATACTTGAGTTGGGTCGTTTCTTAATAATTCTTGTAAAAACTCAGATCCTTCATTTCCAACTCTTTTTAAAGCTCTAAGGACAACATCACTTTGTAATTTACCTTGTGCAGCAAACTCTTTAAGTTCTCCAATATTAACACCAAGTTCTTCAGCAATAGGAGCAAGAACTGTTGGTACTTGTTCTGAGACACTTCTAAATTCATCGCCAGCCAGCCTTCCTGATCCAAGAGCTTGTGCTAATTGTCTAAATGCGTTTGATGATTCTTGAGCAGATGCACCAGCCAGTTTTGCAGCCGTATTGAATCCAAAAAATACAGTTTTTATATCTTCAACTGACGAGCCAAGTGGGGCTAATCTAGCTGTTATATTTGTAACACCTTCAAGAGCTTCAAGAGTACTTAATCCAAAAGTTTTCTGTGCCTCTGCCGCAATTTTTTGTGATTCAGCAAAATCAGCACTGTTTTTTGTCAATAACGATAATCTTAAATTTAACTTATCAAAATTTGCCGCAGTTGTAATTGCGTTTTTTGCTAATAAAGTAATACCAATACCACCTATTGCAGTTCTTAAGCCACCAAATGACTTTTGTAATGCGTTTGTTTTATTTTGAACTCCCTGTAATGCTCTTGTCGCACTGGTGGCATCTACTGTAAGTTTTACATTTGCCTGTGCCACGAATAAAAAAAGTCTTTATTATATATTACCTTGAATTGTGTTTTTGTCGTTGTATGGCTCTTTTTTCTTGTTCATGTTTATTTTCATAATATGCAGCCCAAAATATTAACTCCTCTTCTGTAATCAATTTCCTAAGTTCTTGTAATGTTTTACCTAACTCTGTTGCGAGAAAAAACTCAAAATTTAACCAGTTATCTCGCTTTATTCGTTTTTTGCTGTATTTGTATCAAGTTTTATATCCATCATAAAAAGCTCAAGATCATTTAATACAGTTTCTGGTAAAAATCTTTTTAAATTTTCAGCATCAGCAGAGGCAAAAGCTTTTGTTCCATCTTCATTCTGTGCAAGCTGACAAAGGAGCCTAGTTGATATTGTCAACGCCTCCTCAGTTCCAGCAGCCGCTTGTGCCTGTATTCTGTCAAACCTTGTTAATGGTGGAAAATATAACTCTTTTAATAGCTCTCCGTTTGGCTTTTTAAGTTCATATTTTCTTCTAGCTGTCATCACATCACTAAAAGCTTCAGTGATAAGATCTACGTTTCTTTTAATTGCCATAAATAAAGTGCGAAGTAATTTTAATTTACTATATAGCTGAAGTTATTGCACCATTTGAGATAAATGTAATGTTTACCTCTTGAATCTCACCAAGCGTTGCACCATAATCTGCATTAGTAATAATTCCAGCAAAACTAATTTTTTTGGCTGATTGACCAGAATCAGGAAAAAGCTCAAATAAAGCGTCACCAGCATCACCAGTTACAAGAACATCATCAATAAAAGCTTGATAATCTGAGTTGCCAGATGCGTTATAAAGTAAAGTTGCAGAACCTTCACCAGATATAAGGCCACCGACAAATGATTTTGATGTGTCGCCCATCTTTGTAGTTTCTTGTGTGTCTTTTGTGACAGAAAATGACCAAGCTCTCAAGTCTGAAATGTCGGCTTCCGTACCGCCAGCATTTTCAAACATGATTTTCCCTACATCACCTTTTACAGCCATAACAAAAAAAAGAAATATTTATAAATATATTAACTCTTTTCAGTCTTTTTTACATCTTTTTTAGATTTTTGTTGACTCTCCATATATCTTTTACATCTATTATCCCAGTAGTTTGCGTCCCTTCTGCCTTTTACAGCTTCAATAGCGTCAAGCATTTCCTCTGTAATAACAAGTTTTGGCATGATTAAAGTTCCTCATATATTTCAAAAGTTATTCTAAGTTGAGTTTGAAACTTACCTTCTGGACTTGAAGTTAATATCTCTGGCCCAACAGGTGAGTCAAAAATAACATCTGAAACTGTAATCTTATTGTATAAGTCTCTAAGCCTTTTGCATATAGTAAAGTTTGACCCTGCCCCGATACCCTCTTCTGTAAAAACATTAAGAGTTACAAGACCAACAACAACATTAACTCCATCAGCTAAATATGAACCTGACCCGAAGCTAGTTTGACACTGAACAAAAGTATCTTCCGTTGTAGAGTCAAAGGTCATATTGTTAAATACAACAGGAATAGCTGGACTTGAAGCAAGCTCTGTAGCTAACCTAGCCTCTATTGTGGATCGGACAGTGTTTAAATCAATAGCAGCCATTAAATACCTCTTTTAATTCTTTCATACTCTCTTCTGGCATATTGTTCAAGCTCTTTTCCTATAAGTTCTGGAAACCCAGCAACAGTTTTTTGTCTTGTCCTATATGTCTTTCCCCATGATGGTGGTAGGTTTACACCAAAACAAACTGGCTCTGCATAAACAACATTATTAGTAATTGTGCCTACAAGTGGTTTTATATCTGTCTGCCAAGCTGCTCTCAATCTTCCAGTATCAACTGGTGTTGCATTTTTTACCCTAAGTGTCCATTGCAAAGTTGTTGCAGCTACTAAATCCTCTACTGCCTCTCTCATTACATCATCTATTTGATCTAGCCTTATTTGTCTAGCCATAGCTACCTCAAGATAAGATCAAAACTTACAGCAGTATTATTTTGCTCATTTGTAATTACTTGAATAATTTTAAATTCAACGCTACTTATAACAACTCTATCTTTTGTTGTAGGAACAAATGTAAGATCACCAGCAGAAATAGTAAGTAACTTATCCTGTGACTCAATCAAATCATTGACCTGATTCCTTGCAACATTACTTAATGCACCTTTAATGGTCGTATCAGATGTAGATTCTGAAATAACTCCAGTAGTGGTGTTATATGCCCCTGCTGTTACCTGTCTGATAGTCACATCACCACCAAGCTTCTTAAGTGAAGCACTAGCGGCCTTTTTTAGTGCATTAGCAAGACTCATAATCTATAAGCTATGACTTGACCACTTGCAAGAGTGATACTTGTTATGACTCCACAAACTTCAGATGATGCCTTCATTGTAATGCCGTTAATAGTTGCAGAACCATTTTCTGTAATATTTTCAGCAACAAAAGTTGCTTCTGCGTCTGTCAGACAATGCACCTTACCAAATCTGCCTGTATGGGCAGCCGTATCGGTAATAATGATTGCTGCTGGATATTCGTAGCCGTA